GGTTCCGAGATGAAAACAGGCAAGCTAAGAAAGGTAAGCACGAGTCCACAACTCCTGCTGGAATCCAGTTCCTCAGGAAAGGTGTGGGTAAAATAGAAAAAGAAATTATTGAGTTGAAAAAAAATTGTAATAAAGGAACTCCTACAAAACACTCGGTAGACGCAATAGAACGCTTGTTTGAGCTACCGTCAGATGTGATAGCTTTTCTTAGCTTGAAAGCCTGTGTTAACCACTTGTCAACACCTGTAAAGCTGGTGAAAATAGCCCATGAGATAGGGGCTTTCTTAGAAGATGAAGCGCGCTTCAGGTTCTTTCAGAAAGCTAATCCAGCATTGTATGGAGTTGTGCTAAGAGACTTAAACAAGAGGACTACCAACTATCGAAAACAAAAAAGAGTTCTGGTTCATTCTGAAAAGAAAGCTGGTATAGGCTGGAAGAACTGGCTACCTGGAAATAAGGTGAGGCTAGGACAGATGATGGTGTCCTTGGTGTGTGATGCTACCAAGCTGTTTGAGATTAAATTACACACTGCACAAGAACAAAAAAGGAAAACAAGTTATTGGCTGGAAGCAACGGAGGAATCTATTAAGTGGATTGAAAAGAAAAATTCTATTTGTGAGCTGTATAATCCGGTAACGCTTCCCTGTCTGATTCCTCCTAGAAAATGGGAGTCGGTCTACACAGGAGGTTACTACACTTATACTGGTATGAACTTGGTGAAGACTATGGATCAGTCTTACCTTGAAATGTTAGAAGCTAAGAAGCCTACTGAGGTATTTAAAGCTGTAAACATGGTGCAGGAGACAGGCTGGAAGGTCAACAAGGAAGTCTATGAGGTTATGGAACACCTGTTTACTTCCAAGGCCAGCTCCAAAGTTATTCCTGAATTCCATGAACATACTATGGAAGAACCTTATCCGAAGCAGGGAACTAAGGAAGAACAAATAAATTGGAAACGCAAAGCTACCTTGCTGCACACTGATAATGTCAGGAGGAAAACCAAGAGGATACAGTTTAGTCAGCTTATGTGGACTGCAAGAAAGTTTAAGGATGAGAAGGTGTTCTACTTTCCTCATACTCTAGACTTTAGAGGCAGACTCTACGCGAATACCGCCTTCCTTAATCCTCAGGGGGAAGACTCAGCCAGAGGTTTGCTTGAGTTCTCGAAAGGGAAACCTATGGGAAACTCAGGCAAGCCTTGGTTGATGGTTCACTTGGCTAATTGTTATGGCTATGACAAGGTATCGTTAGAGGAGCGCGTAGAGTGGGCTATCCTACACTATCAGGACATCTTGGATATAGGCTTAGATCCTTTGGAAAACAAGTGGTGGATGGATGCTGATAGTCCTTGGCAGTTTTTGAGAGCTTGTATTGAATTAGTAAGTGTAGAACAGAATCCAGATTTAGATAGTCACTTACCCATTACCGTAGATGGTTCTTGTAACGGTTTGCAACACTTCTCAGCTATGCTCAGGGATCACGATGGGGGAACGGCAGTTAACTTAAGGCCAGCAGATAAACCTCAGGACATCTATGGAATAGTAACGGAGGCTGTAAAAGATCGAATAAGAAATGATCCTGAAGCTATCTTGGAAGAAGGAGATGTAAACAGGGCTCTTGTGAAACGGCCTGTTATGACAACTCCTTACGGAGCTACATTGTATGGTATGCGAGATCAACTCCATGAAGAATACAAGAAGCAGCTCGATAAGGGGCTTCAGTTTCCTACAGTTGACAAGAATGAAGACATCTGGAAATACTGTAAATACTTGGCTAATCATATCTATGCTTCTATTGGGGATGTGGTGGTGTCAGCAAGGGAAGGCATGAAGTGGCTCCAGGATTGCGCTAAAGTGATGAGCAAGGAAAGCAAGCCTATTTACTGGACTGTTCCTACTGGTTTTGTTATTAAGCAGAAGTACATGAAACCGGTAGTTAAACAAATTAAAACTGTTTTAAATGGTAAGCTGGTATCATTGTTTTCGGCTCACAGTTTAACCGACAAGCTGGATAAACATAAACAGTCTAACGGTATAGCTCCTAACTTTGTGCATAGCTTGGATGCTTGTCATTTAATGAAGACTGTGATTGCTTCTTATGCAGACATACAAAGTTTTGCAGTAATACACGATTCGTTTGGAACCCATGCTTGTGATATGGAAACCCTCAGTTCAGTATTGAGGCAAACTTTCGTTGAGCTCTACTCAGAAGATGTGCTGCTCAAGTTTTCTCAGGAACAACCAGATGTATTACCGGAATTACCGAAGTATGGAACTTTAAATATTAACGAGGTGAAAGATGCAGAGTTCTTTTTTAGCTAACACAGATGTAAAGAGAGTATCAGAAGGCATGATGTTAGTAGTAAGTAGTCTTGAAGGCTTTACAAAAGCTGAAAAGTGTGCTATAATCAGTTCTGTTTTTAATTGTTTGTATCACCATAAGTTTGAAAGGAGATTCAGTGATGTTATGGGAGTTGTAGATAATATGCGCATAGATTGTAAGTTAAAAAAAATCCCTGAGTTCGGGGGAGCAGAAAAATTTATTCAAGGAGAAATATAACAATGCAAAAGAAAGAAAATTTTCCGATTAATTTTACACCTGTAGGTATAGCTTCTTATCCCCATTTAAACAAGCCTGACACAAGGTTTGATGATGATGGAGTCTATCAAGTTGATCTTATCTTAGATAAGAACGAAGTTAAAGCTATTGAAAAGATTGTCAGCCCTTTGATGAATGGCGGTAAACACAACCCAATCAAGGAAGAACTTGGGGAGGACGAAAAGCCTACTGGTAACTACAAGGTTAAATTTAAAATGAAGGCGGTAATTAAGGTTAATGGAAACCGCATCAAACAACAGCCTGTGCTTACAGACACTAAAGGAAACAGGATGGTGGCTAAAGTAGGTGGAGGCAGCCAGCTTAGGATAGCCTATCAAGCTATTCCTTTCAGCCAAGGACAAGGTGGAGTCACCCTTAGAATGAAAGCTGTCAGGGTAATTGACCTGGTGGAGTACACAAGCGGTGTTAAGTGGGATAAGGAAGACGAAGGGTTTGTGCAAGAAACTGATACAGAAATTACAGGCGAGAATGATGATGATAACTATGAGGATTTCTAATGATGCCTTCTTTTGATGAGTTAAAAAAATACGAGGCTGCGGATGTTGCTCAAAACCTAAGGGAACATCCTGATTTAACCTTATGTGAGTTTCTAATGCAAGTGGAATTCATGGTTGAAGCAGGGAGTTTCCCTAGAGAAGTTTTTTACGAAGTTTCTCAGGTCAGTAAATTACTCCGAAAATTAAAAGAGGATAGGATCAAGGGTCATGTGGCGAACTAAAAGACAAAGGCTCAGGGGTGTACGAGAAGGATATAGAAGCGGTCTAGAGGAGTCCATAGCAAAGCAGTTGAAACAATATAAGGACCTTACTTGGACTTATGAGAAGGAACGAATCAAGTATATCCCTGAGCCTAGACACTATACTCCTGATTTTATTTTAGAAGGTATTATATTTATTGAGACAAAGGGAAGGTTCTTGGCAAAGGACAGAACCAAGCACCTGTTAATCCAGAAGCAATATCCGGATTTAGATTTACGATTCGTATTTACAAATTCCAGACAAAAACTTTATAAGGGATCAAAGACAACTTATGCAGCATGGTGTGAAAAGCATGGGTTTCTTTATGCCGAAAGGAGCATACCTGAAACATGGATGAACGAGCTCACCAAAAAGTGATACATGAGCCATGTCCGAAGTGTGGCTCTAAAGATAACTTAGGGAGGTATCCAGATGGACACGCGTACTGCTTTGGAGAAAGCTGTGATTATTATGAGCATGGTGATAGTAATTCTACTAGGTTTGTGCCTCAGTCAACCACTAAAGGACTTATTATGGGTGGATGCTACAAAGCCCTTAATAAAAGAGGAATCTCGGTTGATACCTGTAGATTCTTTGGATACCAAGTAAAAACCACAGCCTCAGGAACTACGGTACATTTAGCTCCATACTTTAATGATGATAAGGAGATGGTAGCTCAACAAATCCGTAAAAAAGAACATGACTTTAGCTTTGTTGGAGATGCCAACAACCTTGGATTGTGGGGAAAACAGTGTTGGACCTCTGGAAAATACATTGTTATTACCGAAGGACAGATTGATGCTATGTCAGTTGCGGAGGTGAATAACTGTAAATATCCAGTAGTGTCCATCCCTAATGGTGTAGGTTCAGCGTGTAAGAGTATCAGTAAAGACTTAGAGTGGTTATTAGGAAACTTTCAAGAAATCGTCTTGATGTTTGACAACGATCCCCAAGGTAAGAGTAGTGCTCGTAAAGCTGCTGAACTGTTTCCACCAGGCCGTTGTAAAATTGCTTCCTTACCCCTTAAGGATGCTAATGATATGCTCCAAGAGGGTAGAGGTAGCGAGGTTGTAAACGCAATATTCAGGGCTAGTGTCTATAGACCTGAT